TTGGAAAGGACATTCACCGTCTCCTTGTCGGGATAGCCGAGGCGGCCGTCCGAGAAGATAGGAGTGGGATTGGGGATGTAGGACTGGGAGCCCCCAACACCCTCCATGGTCATGGAGCTCACGGCAAGACCAACGATGTTGGTAGCTCCTGCAGCGATCTCGACTGCCAATGCGACATTGGTCGTCGGGGTGTTGTCGATCCTCAGCAGTGCCCCAAAAGGCAGTGCCGCGCCGGACTGGTTGATGTAGCTACGAGAGACATAGGCTTGCTGATCAGCAATCATGCCCTCGTGAGCTGCATCCTGAGTCAGGGGGTAATTCCCCTGAGCTCCGATGGGATTGGCTACAGTAGTAGCGGTGAAGGTAACAGCCATTTACTTAGTGGCAGTGAGCGGTTTTTTCCATGCGTTCTGTTGGTCGGCATGGTATTGCGCAATTGGATTGCGCGAGGAGTTACCAGCACCTCTGAGAGCCTGTTGAAGAACAACAGAACTGTCGGCGCGGTCCTCATGGGTGTCAGAAGAGTCGTCCTCTTCGTCTTCTTCGTCCTCACCTTCCCCGTCGTCTGCGTCCTCGGGATCTTTCGAGTCAAATTGAGCGAGAATGCCGTCAACGGCGCCTTGGATGTAGCTGGTGTCAGCGTCCTCGGGGGGTTCGTTGCCTGTGAGGTTGGTGAAGGCCTGGCTGTAGAGCTCTGCGTCGTCGATCCCATCGAAATGGAAGTCGTCGTCGAAGGCCGGGGCGAGGTGTTGGAGGGTGGTCAAGCGCTTCTGAACCAGTTGGTCGATCTGCGCTGTATCGAGACGGTCTCCGGATCCGGATTCCAGCTCGTCGACACGCTCTACGAGAGCGTCAGCACGCCCTTCGGCGGCGGCTTTTTCCTGGGAAAGGGCTTCGAGATCGGACTGGACAGAATCGAGTGCAGTGCGCAACTCGGTTTCGGTGGCTTCAGCGGCGTCAAGCTTGCGCTCCAGATCCCGTACATAGGACTGGACAGCGGTTGCTGCATCACTGGGCAGTTCGATCTCCAGGCCGTCAAGTTTGACAGTGGCCATACGAGGAGATGGGTTTGTAGGGAACTGGGATGAGAGATTGAGGGGGGTATCGGGATCGATGGCGACTGCGTCAGCAGCATCCATGCGGTCTAGGAGCAGGCGGACTTCAGGGCCTGCTCGTCCTCGGGGGACGACAGCGATGTGGTTGACCCGAATGTTCCGTTGGACGCCGTCATAGGCCTCGCCCCCGGGAGTTACACCGGGGGTTGGGTCGTAATCGACTTTGTATCCAGCAGATAGTTCGGTGGCATCGCCTCTATTGATCTTCTCGATAGAGTCTGCGTCTGTAATTGTGAGGCAGACTTCGACAAAGCCATCGCTGTAATGGACTTTGCTACCTGAGTAGCCAGTTTGGTACAGCTTTGTATTTGTAGAATCAAGAAGGATAGGGGGATGGCCATACGTTACGGGAGTCATTCCGAACGTACTCAATGATTCAGGGTTACTGACCTCTTCTGGAGGGCGGTACTCCCGAACCTGGCTGCCATCTGCGCGTCGGTACAACTGGGTTCCGACACGAGCTGTACGACCCCACACCCGGAGGAAGCCCTCCGAAGTGGTCTCGCTCTTTGTTATAGGAGCGAAGTCGTAGCGAGAAACAGATGTTTCCATGGGCCAGCTTACTCGGTTCAGTTGTAATGAGTAGGCTTAATCGGAAAGCGAATAGCAGCCCATGGCCATCTACAGGCAGTTGACGATTTGTAGGCGGGTTAAAGCGTTACGGATAAACGCGGGAATGACACAAAGTGACGTAGCGGAACACATGAGCATCAGTCAAGCAGCATATAGTCGCCTAGAAACTGGGGAAGTGGAAATATCCGTGCTGAAGCTGCTTGAATTGTGTGACTTATACGGGGTAAAAGCGCGGGATATAGTCGATGATGTGTAAAAGATGGCATTTGAGGCGACATCCCCGACTCCTAAGATCCGATCTACCTATCTAATCCCCCGAGATCGGTAGACTATGCACACACAGCGATTTTTTGCCGGCCATGGCAACTCTCACAAACAGGTCCAATAAGCCCTATGGTTAAGCCGCTGTTGCGACTTGAGCGCCGCTCTCCGGAGCTGCTGGAAGTGCGAATCCCGTATGGCAAAGCCGAACCCCATACGTTCTTACTCGCATCTGATATCCACCTTGATAACCCAAAATGTAATAGGGATTTACTAAAAAAGCACCTTAAACAAGCACAGGGCGTGGGTGGACACGCCCTTTTCTTTGGGGATGTGATGTGTTTGATGCAAGGCAAAAAAGATCGACGTGGTTCAAAGAGTAGTATCAGGCCAGAGCATCTGGGCAGTAATTATTTTGATCTGGTTTTTAGCGAAACTGCTGAATGGCTTTCGCCTTTCTCTTCAACCATCCTGATGATGTCTGACGGCAACCACGAGACCGCCGTTCTGAACAATCAAGAAGTGGACCCCTTGGGCAATGTGGTTAGGCTAATGAGGGAGCAGTATAAATCCCCTGTTGAACACATGCGCTATCAGGGGTGGATATGGTTCACGTTTTACCGTGCAGGCGAAACGAGGGAACATAGTGCGCGGCGGTGTACGTTGTTCTTCCATCATGGTGCCTGGGGAGGGGTTGTAAGTAAGGGCGTGCTCGGGGGGATGAGATATAGCTCACTGGCGCCGGAATCGTCGATCATTGTCAACGGGCATAACCACGAGAGGTCTATAGTTAGTCATCCATGCTATAGGCTAAACGAAAATGGAAAACAGAGAGTTTCTCAGCGCTGGCATGTGCAGACAGGTTGCTACAAAGAGGAGTTCGAAGACGGTGCTGGCTGGGCGGTAGAGCGTATTGTGATGCCTAAGTCGTTAGGTGGGGTGTGGCTTAAACTTTGGCCTACTCGTGAAGGTGTAGAGATCAGCTTGGAGCCCGCAATATGAAGCCTAGACTGAGGGTTCTTATTGAGCAGTGTGTGGAAGAAGGGACCTTACTGGGTTATAGGAGAGCGCATAAGCACACAGACGACCCCGGAGAAGATGCTATTACTGAGATGATCACCAACACAATAATGGGCCGTTTGTATGAGTGGTTTGTGTTTGACGAGTCAGAGTAGTCAGGAACGGCATAGATCGGAACGCAAGCGCGGCCGTCTGCCGTGGCCATTGCGGGCCCGGTTGGTGGAGGGGTCTTCAAGGACGGTATTTCCGCCCACGGTGTGGCTGATGTCCGGGCCACCTTTCCCGGCGATGCCGCGTCTGCGGCGTTCTCGGTTGAGTTCGGCACGTCTGTGACGCTCTTCGGGGCGGCGATTGATGGCCGCCTGGTGACGGACTTTCTTGGCAGCGGCCTCGGGGTGAGAGCGGTAGTAGGCAGTGGAAGGGCCGTCGATGCGGCCTATCGCTTTCCCAGGCGGGCTGGGGTAAGGCCTCCGTCCCGTCGACTGGATTTCCCCGAGCACTTCCACTTGCTGCGGGAAAGGCAAAGAGGTGTGTTGCGGTCAGCTCCGTTGCAGTTTTTGCCGTGGGAGCGCATGTCACCGAAGCTGCGAGCACAGTAACGGTCGCCTTTGTCAGTACCAGGGGCGATGCGATAACCTTTAGCACCGAAGCGGACAGTGCGCTTGCGCCCAGTGGCGGGGTTGGTCACTGTTTTGCTGTATTTCTTGCTGTCCTCGGAGTCTACATACTGTACAGCTGGATCAATATAAGCACTGGAATACTGCAGAATGCTATCTGCCGCATTCTTGCGGTAACCGGGTTCGTAGCGACGGCGCATTTTTTCTACAGTAAGACGATGGCGACGTGAACCGCTGCGTAAAGAAGCGCGAGCTGCTTTCCCCGTCTTCTGCATTGCTTCTCCGATAACAGCTATACGCTCTACTTCAGTACGTGCAGCTTTACCAATGGCTTTTTCAGCCGCTTGATTGGCGGCCTTGGCTTCTTTCTGGAGCCGGAGGGTCTTGGAGGGGGGCCGCATGTTCTGGAACGACCTCGGGGTGAGCCGCATGGAGGGCTCTTTGGCTGTGGTGCGGTGGACGACCTCGGTGATGCCCTTCTGGGCCATGCGACGAGCGGCGCCGGGGGAGCGCAGGATTGCTTTGCGGCTACCTTTGAAGAGGAGAGCAGCTCCTACAGCACCAGCGGTCAGGCCCAGGGCAGCGGCTTTACGGGAGATGCGCTTCTTGGAAGGAGTCCGCTGTGCGGTGCCCTTGGTGCATTTCTCACCAGGGGAGATGGAGCCATTGCCGCATTTGAGGTCGTGACGGATTGTGGAGGGAGTGAGGGTCACGGATCAGACGGCAAGCTGAACGGGCTCGGGGGAGAAACCGTCTGCCCAGATAGCGTCGCCACGACGAGCCAGGGGCATGCCGGAACCGTAAGGAACAGCTCGGCTGCGGCGACGGCCCATCCGGGCGACTGATCCGGCAGCACGGCCAGCCGCATAGCTGGCGCCTTTTGTGGCGCGGTACATCTGTTGACCGGCGGTACGCCGATAGCGCCCCGAGGTGCCAGATCCCAGGGATTCACCGGAGACGGTGTTTGGTCCTCTCATGCGACCGCGAAGACCACCAACAGCACGTCCAGTGGCCTCACCCGCTCGGCGAGCAGCATTTTGAGCACCGGGACTGCGAGCTGTGCGATTAAGACTGCGAAGACCTATTTCAGTCCCTAGACCTGCTACATTACCGGCAACTTCAGTAGCTAGACCTTTACCGATACGACCCTGCCAGTACTCCCGAGTAGCTTTTGCTTGACCCGCTGCTTGGATTCCTACTCCGATAGCTCCAGCGATGTTTCCACGTCGAGCGGCATTAACTGCTCCAGCAGCTTTTGCAGCAGTTGAGAGAGCGCTCACAGCTCCAAAGACTTTGCCCACAGATTTAGCAGTACGTCCTGGTTGACGCTTTCCAGTGGCTTTAGTAGCCGCGCCTTTAGTACATTTCTCACCAGGAGAGATAGAGCCCTTGCCGCACTTGAGATCCGAACGGCTGTCTGTAGGGTCAAAGCCATCGGCCCACATGGAGTCGACTCCATATTTGCCTTTTGCACCGGTCAATCTCCGGCGTTTGGCTGCTCGGCTTGTAACTCTATTGAGCTGTGCCTGTCCGGCTCCTGATAAAGCACCACCAGCGGCACCGGCAAGACCTCCTATGAGGGCCCCTTTACCACCACCAACTAAAGCGCCCAGAGCGGCTCCCCCAGCAGCATTAAGCATGGCACCTTTATTAGCCATATTCCTTCGACTAAAAGGGTCACCACCTAAACCACTAGTCCCATATAGACCTCTACGCTCGATACGTCCTGGTGCTTTCTTGCCCTCCACCCTGGTAGCAGGACCCTTGGTGCATTTCTTGCCTTCAGGAATAGCGCCTTTGCCACATTTGAGATCGAGGCGCTCAGCGTAGTCCAGGCGAGCTCGGATGTAGGAGCGTGGCTGGCCCTGGATCCCGAGGTCACAGGCAGCGAGGTACTCCTGTGGGGTCAGCGCATCGCCTCGATCCATCATGGGCTTCTTGTACATGCCGCCGTCCTTCATGGTTTTTCCGCAACTTCCGTCACATTTGCCCTTGCGCTTCCCGCAGGAGCAGTCGCCATCCATGGAGCGCTTCGGACGGCGCTTGCGACCAGCGGAGCTCTCACGGATTTCGCCCTCATCGTCAGGGCCCTCCTCCATTTCGTACTCTTCCTCCGGAGGAGCAGGCCGCTTTTTCGTGAGGGTCGCCATGGTGGGCGGGGACTATGAAGATGAGGCAGTTTAACGATCTCGGGGGATTTGGATAGTTGAATCAGATCACTGGTACGGGAGTGCGGGCTTCAAATACAGCTTTGGTGAGGTCGTCGCTAAGTGATATGCCGCTGTGTTTTTCTACTTCCTGGCGATGCTTGTAGGGGATGTTGGCGTATTCAGGGTCTATGGCCGCCAACTCAGGGTCATACGGAACTTTAGCGCAGCGGCACTGTGGATGGAGAGGTAACTTCAATTCAGTGCGCTTATAAACACGGCCTGCTCGGTTACGACATACAGGACAGGTACGGTCATCGCTAGTAGCGTAGTACATCACAAGATCAATACCCTGTGCGGAGTAGTAATAGTCTCCAGCATCTGAATACGCACGGATGCTTTCAGTTCGTACAATTGTCGTAGCACGGGACTTCACAACAGACAAACGGTCGCGCATATCCCGCACCATGGTATCTGTGGGGCGACCTTCAGCGATCCCCTGGGCAACGACCTCGGCGGAGGTCTGGGCGAACTGCTCACCGTGGCGACGGAGGTAGCCCTTGGCCTGGGAAGCGGCGGCCACGGTGGCCTCGATCGGTACGGACACATCCACACGGGGGCGAGTGGGGAGGAGCTCACCGGTGAGGCTGTCTGCAGAGACGATCCCGAGGCGTGAGGCTTCTGAAGCCAGATTCCGGAAGAGGCGGTCGTAGGCGTCGACCTTGTTTGGGCGCACAGCAGGGACCAGCTCACGGAATTCTTGAAGCAGCAGCACACTGCGCTGGGCCGGGTCTCGCATGCCCAGGCGCATGTGGGCCCGAGAGCGACGAACCAGGCGGTTGAACGAACGATCGAGGACGTTGTTGAGGAGGCGAATGGTGCCGTCCTCGGTGGTCATGAGGGCTTTGTTGTAGCGCTCAAGGAGTTGCATTCACTAAGCTATCACGAGTAGCTATGTAAGTAGCGGTGCGAATTAATGCTGTACTATCTGCGTGAAAGCGATGTGCCGATTTATCGATTCCATCAGTCTTCTCTTCAGACTCTGCAATATTCTGAGCGGCCTCCCTTGATAGATTCTCATTACCCTTGCGGGCCAATATGTCCTGTATCCGCTCGTTAAGGCTCGTGGTAACCTTCGACTTTTTATCGGGAGCTTTTGGAGTCGGAGTCGGAGCTGTGGATTTTGCCTTAGTTGCTTTAGGTTTAACCCTAGATGCTCCAGTGAAGCCGTACTGGGTAGTCAGCAGCCTGTATGCCTCTTCATTGGTGCCAACAGGGCGGCCAGCGATCTCAGATGCAGCTGTGCGTGCGAGGCGCTCAGATACGTAGTACGTAGAATCAGACTTACCAGCTACGCGAGTTGAGTAGTACGAAAGATTGACAAGCTCAGCGTGTGCATCTCCGGCTACCTTGCGCTGAAGGTTCATAACACCAGCTAGGTAATTAGCGCGAGACTGATCCGCAGACTGAATAATGTTACTATAACCCATTCTATTTTCAACAGCAGATATAGTCGGGACTCTGCTGATATTAGACATCGTCTTAGCAACGGAGCCGTAGTACTCATCAAAGCCTTTAACTGTATCTTTGTAAATAGAAGAGGCGACTTTGTCAGAGGGTAGTCTCAAAGTGTCCATTAATTGCTTCTCTACAGTGCCGCGAAGTGCCTGCGCACTCGGGGATGAGCCGAAGCTTGTTCGAGTCAGTTGAGAGACGAATGCCGGAACGTCATCAGTATTGAGTACATAGCTACCAGCAGGTGTACGCTTGACTCTAAAGCCCTGCTGCGAGGCTAATCTAGTCAGAGACAGCTTGTCTTCGTTAATCCGTCCGATTAAAGCGGCTTCAATAGTGCCACGAGTAGCAGCTTCGTCATTTGTGAGGTTGTACTGCTTAGTTAGGAAGCTTTCTGCAGTAGGTCTTGCGAAGATATTGGAATTACGACCATCAGTAATCGTAGGTTCATCTACAGACCAGAATGCCTTTCTGTGAGCCTTATTCCACTTTAAGAAATCAGTGCTGCTAAAACCACGATCGACGCCTCTAGTGAAACGGTCGTCAACGTCACGTAGCGCTGTATTTAGACTATTGGCGGATTTACCAAAAGAGACACCGGAAAGTGGAGCTTCCCCACCTTTGCCAAGCTGCTCTTGAAGTGCTCCGGGGCCGCGAAGTTCCGCTGTACGGGCTCTATACGCGGTTTCACCTACTAGCTGTTCTACAGCAGATCTATTGCGAGAGCGTTGCTGACCGAGTAAAGGAGTTGCATCGAGTATCTTATTGACACCTTCTCTGGTTGCTTCGTTAATCTTGGCGCCTACAGTGTAGCGATAATTATGCGGGTTTGAACGCATAAGAAGAGCGTGCGCTCCTAAGCCACCTGTAACTACAGCCAGGCCAACACCAATAGTACGAGTACGAGCTTCTAGCTGTGCTTTTAGACGCTGTTTCTGCTGCAAGTCACCTGGGGCAATTTGCACAGCACCACGAATAATCGCCTTTTTGCCGCCTTCGAGATCGGAGAAGCTACCTTTTGTGACACCTTTCAGCAAGCGCTTTGTACCACGCTCTATAGAAGCTAGTCCTTTAAGGGGGTCAGTCTGTACCGCTCGTAAATGGGGGTCAGGGCCCTCTCCTTTTAAGCGGCAGTCCCAAGAAGGCGGAATGCACCTGTTACCACACTGTTGATTCGGGGGATTACACTTTAACTTGCCTGCTGTAAGTCTCTTCCTATCCAACCGCTCCTTAGTAGCAAGATAAACCGCTGCTCGTACTTCGGACATCAGTAGACCTCCCATCCAGCACGAAGCGATTCAATTTCGCTCTCGGGGATAGCGGAGAGCCCTGCCACATTTTGGCGGTAAAGGCGGCTGATTCCAAGCTTGGCAGCACGGAGGGACGCGAAACCAGTGGCATAGGGGCCATCGATCAGCTCACCGTCGCGATCGAAGCGGGCGCGGTACAGCTTATAGGCCCGGGCGCGGTGAGGGCCGAATACCACCATCGGAGCCGCCTGGCTGGAATCAGTGCGCTGGCCGTCAGGCCCCACCAGATAGCCCGCGCAGAGGTCGTCTACCCGGTGGGTGACCCGGATTCGCAGGCCGTGGGCCGCGTAATGGTCGAAGGCGTCGGTCTTGGCGCCGTCCTCGGGGGGCGGGGGTTGGTCCTCCGGAGGCTGCTGGGCGGCGAGCTGCTGGTTCTGATACCCCATCATCTGACTCTCGAACGAGGCGTCCGCAGCAGCGATTAGCTGCTCGGTTACAGCAGGATTGAGCGTGGTTTCAATGTTGAAGTCTGTGCCACCGAAGCGGGCTTCACGTACTTCAATAGCGTTCAGTACACCGAGACTGATATAGGTGTTGTCTATTTGTGCTTGAGCAGAGCGGATGTCGGCCTTTTCTTTGTCAGTCTCGGTAAAGGCTGAGGGGAAAGAGACGGACCAATTACGTGGGGGGCGACCTCGGGTGGGGCCCTCTTTGCTGGCCAAGATGTAGGAGAAGATCTGCTCGACCGCTGACATGCAGTAGAGCTCTTGCCAGTTCTCCACCAGGGAAGCCCAGAGGCGCTCTTCAAAACGGCCCTCTTTGCCCAGGCCACCGGGGGATTCCCCCATGAGAATGGCAGAAGGCCAACCAGTGGCGGCTTGTAGGTCTTTGATGAAGGGATCTGTGGCTGAAGAGATATTGTTGAGAGCACGGTTGAGATATGTAACTGTCTCTTCTTTGTCAATGACCATACCTTTGTACATACTGCGAGATAGGATATTGGCTTCTAGGCGCTTACGGATGTCTGATTCGTTGCCAGCAGCAATACGGTTAAAGAGTCCTGGGATGCTGTGTACAAATAGATCTGCGTCGGTAAGCATTGTTTCCAAGCCCATCATGCCGCTTTCGTAGCGCTTGAAAGCGTCCCAGATTAGTTGTAGAACAGATTGGCCCCAGCCAACGTTGCGTACTCGGAGATTCCAGGGGAGATACAGCCCATCGAAGCGGGCCACTCGGGATGCGTGTATGCGTATATCGACATATCTGCTGGTTTGGTCGGGCGACAGGCGCTGCGAAGTGGAAATCCGGTAGAACTGAGGCTTGCTGTAGTCAATAATCGTGAAGTCCTCGGGTATCACCTCATGACGAGACAGCGGGACTAGGCCTCGAACAGCGCGGATACGTGTTGGGTCAACAGGTTCATCAGGCGGAAGGCCGTCATCAATCAGCAGTACCAGGAGAGCGCCACCGTACAGCCGTTGGAGCTTGACAACTTCAGCGTAAGCGCGGCGAAATTCTAGGTTTTTAATGTATTCATCGAAATCAGCAATTAGATCGTTAGCATTGGGGATGTCGTCCCCGCCTAGCTTAATTGTTGCAGGGTGTCGCAGGACTGTATCTGCGATGTTATCTACGTAGCGACGGGGAATACCGTTTAGATACAGTATTTCTAACTCTGTCTGAGAAAGCAGTGAAGCATTCGCAACTCTTGTGGCGACGCTGCGATCGGTAGAGGCAGTCCCCATGCCAGTTAGCACGTTCACCAACGCGCCATCTGTACGACTTACAGATTCGTCATTCCGGAATATATCAGACGAGTCAGACACTCGATGTTGGTGCGCTATGTGCTACATCCTATCGCTGAAATGTAACTTTGCGAAGTTACACTGGGCGTAGAGGAACTTACACTGGGCGTAGAGGAACTTACAATGTGCGCAGAGGAACTTACACTGGGCGCAGAGGAACTTACACTGGACACTTAGATATTTGCAAAGAACGCTGCAGTATTTGGAGTATCAGGTATCAGACTGCAGGCAAAGGCCAAAGCCATCACAGTATCATCGTTGAAACCGGATGCAGCGGCACGCACTCCGTGATCTTTTTGCTGGAAAGCGCGGAGTTCGTCCACAATCACGCCCTCTGGGAATATCAGGTCGTCATGTTCCAGCAGGAACAAGATGCGATCGGTGGCCGTGATCTTGCTGGGCTGGGAAGTGGAGAAGAGCTCAATAGCGTACTCGGGGACGATGCCTTGGAGCGCTTCAGCGATCACTGCACCCATGGCCTGTTTTTCTACGATGATGCGATGCGGGATGTAGTCTTCAATGAGTTCTTTTATCTTGCGCAGGCTGTACTCAGTGCTGCGGCCGTTTTCACGGTATAGGCTGACGACTTCGTATGGCTTACTGGTGATATCAAGTACCAGTCCTACGAAATAGTCACTGCCGCCTGCGTTAGGATCTATCGCTAGTACATATGTACGGTTAACCGAGCCGCATTCGCGCCAGGAGCCACGGGCGCCACGGCTGATCAGGTCATAGGGGTAGATCTGGCTGTCGGTGGCGCCGAAGGAAAGCTCGTACTCGGTGGCCCAGGCGGACTGGGTGATACGACGGTCTTCCCGGGTTTTCTTCGCCCAGTTGGGATCTTGGTTGTAGACCGGGTGTTGGGAGTAATGAATTGCGACGCGGAGCCACTTGTCTGGGAGCTGCGCCAAGCGGCGATTCAGCTCGGCGATAACAGCAGGGCCCTGGGCGGGGGTATCACGCGCACGCTCGACGTAGGAATACCAATCAGGGAAAATACCAGCGTGCCACAGGGAGCCGTACCAGTCAGAGGCGGTATCTGGTGTGCTGGTGACGATCACCCGGCCTTTTTCGCCCAGCATGGAAAGCGTGGGGCTGGCGGCGCGGTAGATCTCCTCGGCTCCATCAACGAAGGC